CAACTGTGGATTGAAAGGAGCCAGCGGTTCTGTGGGTGGGTCTGCCCCAAGCATCCTTGGCGTTGAGGTTGACCAGTTGCCCACGGCGAACTGCCATATAAACAGCATTGGGTGTGAAACCTTCTGCTGTGATTTCTTTGATTGTGCGTGGCTCGGCGCAAAACTCTTGTAGCCTAGTGATGTGGGTCATGTTGACCACCATGCGACTAAGAGCCAAGCAAAGCCTACTGCCACCAGCGTAGCGGCGAGGATGTCTTTAAGGGTTTGGTTCATGCTTTCACCTCTGAAACTCTCACAATTTCAATCATTGTGTCGTAGGGCATATAACGATACTTTGTATAAGATGCGTCTTTGTGGCAAAGGTAGTCTGTGTTGTCTGATGTTTCACGCCAACAACTACCAACCTCGTCATAGAGGACTCTGCCGTTTTTTACTCTAAATTTCCAATCATCAGGAATTGATCCATTCATTCCAAGATCAGCAAGATCGGAAAGCATTAGAGTGCAGATTAAATATAGGGTTTGGTTCATTTCAATTGTCCTGTAAAGGTTGAAAGGGATGGGGCTTGCGCCCCGTGGGAGATTAAGTTGCGGCCTTATCTGCAAATGCACGTTTGGCTTCTGTGCCTTGATCGATATAAGAATCAGAGCCATAAACTGGATCGACTTCAAACCAACAAGTAGAAGTTAAAGACTTACCTGATGCCAATGCCTCGTTAACTTTGGCAACTAAATTGGCAACAATGGTTTTTGCGTCTTCACGAATATCAACGAAATTTGTTTCGCCAGTCTCTTCGCACTCAACGACTTCTACGCCAGCAAAAGATTTCTCGTGACGAAAACGGCGGCCAGCCTCGTTCTCGATAAGTACATAATATTTTTCAGCGATATAAGGATGACCATCACAAGAGTATCCTGCTTGATAAAGATCAGATGCTGAGTATGCTGTGTAAGTTGCGTTCATTTTGTTTCCTTTGGTTGGCCTTTCGGCGTGATGTGCAGAGAACCTATTTCCCTGCCCATGACCAGAATTCTAGCAAAAAACTAGAGGTTTCTAGCGTTTTGATAGAAATAATTGAAAATAATTGCTATCGGTATCCCTAATAGGGTTTGCACCTATATCAACAGAGTTCTATCTTTCTGCTAGACTCGCCATCCTATGAATATACCTAATATCACCCCCGAAGAGCGCAGAGAGTTGGCTGAAAAGGTTGGACTCTCAGAACAATATATCTACCAATGCCTAACAGGAAGGCGAGAAATGAGTGCTTGGCAAGCCGTTTGGGTTGAGCAGGAGTCAGGTGGCAAGATCACCAGAAAGATGCTCTGTCAGGGTAGTTGGCAAGCGATTTGGCCTGAACTGGTGGAGGTGCAGGCATGAGCAGTTTGACAAACATTTTCCCCAACGGGTTCGCCGTTGCAACTGAGAGCCAAGACCTTGTGAGTCCTGTTGAGGGATTCACCAAGCATTGCGAGGCACAAGGGCTAGTGATCAAAGACTTGATCGCAGATGGCGAGATACATCGTGTGCCTCACATCTCTTCTAAGAAGGGTGCAGTTGATGGTTGGTATATCTTGCACCTGTCAGGCAAGATTCCAGTTGGTGTTTGTGGCTGTTGGAAGGAGCCTACCTTTGAGTCCAAGTGGATGGCAGATATTGGGCGCAATATGTCGTTTTCTGAACGCTTGGAGCATGACAAGTGGGTAGGAGAGTTCAAAGCCAAGAGGGAGGCTGACAGGCTTGCCAGCCAGCAAGTGGCGGCTGAGAAGGCAGAGGATGAGGTTTCTACATACGCAGATGCTAGTGCAGACCATCCGTATTTGGTGAGGAAGAGGATCGAGCCTCATGGGATAAAGATTGATCGTGCAGGGCGTTTGGTTGTGCCTGTGATTGATCAAGAAGGGGAAATCCTGAGTTACCAAACGATTGATGCGGATGGCAATAAAAGATTCCTCAAAGGCGGGAAGATCGAGGGTGGTTTCTATGAATTGCGTGGTAACAGAAAGGTGATCTTCATTGGTGAAGGGTTTGCAACTTGTGCGTCAATTCACCAAGCGACAGGGTTCACAACTCTGGTGGCATTTGATTGTGGGAACTTGGCGAAGGTAGCCAAGAGTGCCAAGGAGATGTTCTTAGGCTCTCGCATAGTTATCTGTGCTGACAATGATCAGTTTACCGAGGGAAACCCTGGCATTACCAAAGGGAAAGCGGCGGCATCTCTTGTGTTTGGTGAAATTGTGTATCCAATCTTCAACGAGTCTGATCTATCAAGCAAGCCAACGGATTTCAATGACTTGCACACTCTCCAAGGGATTGAGGCAGTTAAGGAGCAGATCGAGCGAGTGGCGTTACCAGCCATAGACAAGTTGGCGTTTGAGTTCACCAGAGCAGATAATTTGGAGTTGACAGAGATTAAGTGGGTGGTGGATGATTACATTGAGGCGGACTCCCTCGCACAGGTGTTCGGTGATCCAGGCGGCGGTAAGTCATTTGTCGCAATCGACTTGGCTTGCTGTGTGGCAACTGGTAAACCTTGGCATGGTCACGATGTCAAACAAGGTTCAGTCTTCTACATTGCTGGCGAAGGTCACAACGGATTAGCCAGAAGGCTGAAGGCATGGCAGATTGGTAACGGGACAACTCTAGCCAATGTTCCTTTGTACAAGTCTCATCGTGCGGCTCAGTTGTACGACGCAACAGAGGCGGCAGTTGTGGCGGAATCGATTAAGCAGTTGTCAGCAGAAGCCAACTGCATACCAAGCATGATTGTGATTGACACCTTGGCAAGAAATCATGGTGGTGACGAGAACAGTACACAGGATATGAATGCGTTTATCCAGCATCTGGATGTCTACCTCAGACAACCTTGGAAATGTTGTGTCATGGTAGTTCACCACTCAGGTGTGGCAGACAAGGATCGCTCCAGAGGGTCAACAGCCCTAAAGGGTGCGCTAGATGCGGAATACAAGTGCCAGTTGGATTCAGGCACCAAAACCATAGCGTTCGAGTCCAAGAAGATGAAGGATGCGGAAATGCCATCCCCAAAGAACTTCCAGATCACCCAAGTCGATCTACCCATCAACAACAAAAACGGGATGCCAGTCAAGGGCGCATACCTGACAGCGGTAGACATCAGCGGTCTGGTCAGCCAAGTGCAAAAGAAGACCTACCTCTCGCCAAACCAAAAGCAAGTGATGGAATGCTTGGTGATGCTAGAAGTCAGCCTGTTCCAGAATCACCAACTCAGACCAGTTGGATACGATGAGTGGAGAGACTCAGCCAAAGAGCATGGAGTCAAGAACAACAGATTCTGGGAAGTAGTAAAAAGTATGATATCCAAGGATATGGTGGTTGAGGTGGATGGTGGTTACAAGAGCAAGAATAGCCAGCCAAGTGAGGTGAAAGTTGATTGATTTGCATCCGAAACCATCCGAAGTCATCCGAAAGCGGATGGTTCGGATAATAAGGATAGCATCCGAATCATCATCCGAAGTCATCCGAAACCATCCGAAACCATCCGCCTTCCGTCCTGCCAATCATCCGAATCCTTCCTCCTTAGTCTATAGACTAAGGAAGGATCGGATGGCGGACGGATCGGATGATCAGGATCGGATACGGGATTTTGGGTTGGGCTGTTGTTTGGTGAAGAGGGTAAGAAATGATTGAAATAAGGATTGAAATGAAGATTGTCTCAACTGCGAACTTAAGACTACATTGGGCTGTTAAGGCTCGTTTGGCGAAAAGTCAACGGCAAAAGGCATTCAACGCTTTGGCATCTGTGGCTGTTCCGCCGCCGTTACCTTTGACCTTGGTGCTAACGAGGATTGCGCCTCGCCAGTTGGATGGAGATAACTTGCAGTCGGCGTTCAAGGCAACTCGTGATGGTGTCGCTGATTGGCTACGGATAGACGATGGCGATAAGCGGCTTGATTGGCAGTATCGCCAGCGTTCTGGTGGTGCGAAAGTTTACGCTGTTGAGTTGGAGGTGATCTAGGATGCCTCGCCCACCAAGCAAACATACTGTCCAGTTCCGCAGGGTTCTAGGTGATGCGGAACGAACAATCCTTTTGGCGGCTGGCGATGGAAACATATCCAATGGCTTTGTCGCCATAATGGAGTTTTACCGACATTTTTACGAATTCGGTTACAGACCTTGGATGCCCGTCCAATCGCTTGAGGTTAGTCTGGCTACGGATGAGTCAGATCAGAGGCTTGTGGCTCGTTTTAAGCGGAATAAGAGGCATATGTGCAAACTATCTGACCTCGATCATTCTTAACGAACAGGTATAGCCAAGATGCACCATCCAACCCTTTCACTTTTTGCGTTTCCCCCGCCCGAATTCCCAGATCGCACCGAGTTATCCACAGGCAAATGCAAAAGTTATCCACAGTTTGGATGTCTAGTGCAGGAATACAACACAATGCTCTGTATAACCTGTGGATAACTACCAAATAACTTTACATAATGAACATTGTATTAAGTAGACTGCTCGATCTGTCAGGGTAAACCCTCGGTTTTAAGTTAGTTTGCACTCACTTGTCATGGGGGGAGGGGGTGGCTCGATGCCAGAGTTTTTGTGGGTGCCCCCTCCCCACAAAAAAAGGTAAAAGGAGTAAAATTTTGTTATGACCGAACTCGAATTGAAAAAAAAGGTTGGTAGACCGAAGGGTGTAAAGAAACTCACCATCCAGCGATGGGCGGCAAACCCTAGCCTGTCGTTACCGAAGACGGATCACCAGAGGATCAAGGAACTCAAAGATCTGATGATCAACTCTGGTGGAAGGGATGTAGCGCAGAAGGTGATTGAGATTGCCCTCAACGATGACCACCCAGGCCAAATGGCGGCACTCAAGATGTGTTTGGACAGAACCCTGCCAATAACGCTGTTTGACAAGGAAGCCAAGCAAAGGAATGCGGTAACGATTAACATCACAGGCATTGGCGAGATCAATCACGCCCAAACTTTGGATGCGGAAGATATAGAGGCAAAAGATGTCTGACCTAAACTTCTCACTTCTCCCTTGGCAAGAAGAAGTCTTCAAGGATAAGACTAGGTTTAAGGTAATTGCGGCTGGTCGTAGATGCGGTAAGTCCCGTATGGCGGCAGTCACCCTCTTGATTGAGGCATTGCGTTGCCCTGCGGGTTCTGCGGTTCTTTATGTTGCGCCTACCAATGGTCAGGCTAGACAGATTATTTGGCAAGTTCTAATGGATTTAGGAAGGGAAGTTATCCAAAATGCCCACATCAACAACCAAGACATCACGACAATCAACGGAGCAACCATCTACGTCCGTGGAGCAGACAGACCAGACACGTTACGTGGAGTTTCACTCACCTATGCAGTCCTCGATGAAGTTGCAGACATCAAGCCCGAAGCGTGGGAACAAGTTATCCGAGCCTCCCTTAGTGATAAAAAAGGAAGAGCCATGTTCATCGGAACTCCCAAAGGAC